GTTGTTTTGTGAAGCTGTATGCTTTTGGTTTAGTAGTTTTTTTAGTTGCCATTTACCCTTTTAACTTTCTTTGGTAAGCGTTTGTATCATCGGATCCACCAGAAGATCCAGATGATGAACTTCCTGTGGTAGTTGTTTTATTATTATTTACTGTAATTGGTGGCTTGTCTTGATTAGCGGATGCAGCATCAGCTTTTAGATTTTTATTTTCTGTTGAGGCTGAATTAATTTTATCACCAGATAAAGCCGCAGAGTATTCATCAACTTTTGACAATATCTTGGCACCAACTCCAACATCTAAATTTAATTTTGCGCCACCAATTGCCTGTGTTACTGCTCTATTTGCTGTCTGCTGGTCAGTAAAATCGTTTATCTTATTACCTACACCTTTTTTAACAAAGGCAGCTACAACGGCCGCATCAATTGCTGGATCATTAACTAAATCGGGGTTACTGACCAAATCTTTACCAACAACTTTACCATAAGCTGCATAATTATTTTTACCTGTTAATTGAATGGATCCACGGCCACGATATTTGTATCCGTCACCTTCTTGTGTATTACCCATACTTTGACCCATTTTGGTGTCTTTTCCATAAACCATTTCACCAAACTTAACAGGATCTTTTTTAATTTGATTTAATTCTTCATCAGAATATTTTGCAGCTCTGCTTGTAAATACTTCTCTAATTCTTTCATTTGAGGTTCTACCATATGCAGCTAAATCTTCATCTCTAGGTTTGAATCCAGTTTCTTTTCCAACGTTAGCAATAACTGCTTTTTGTGCATAAGCATTCGTTATTCCAGCAGCAACCAAACCTGCGGTGATTGTTCCGATAACTCCAGCACCAGCAGCAACTGTGCCTGCAACACCTTTACCTGCTGTAACAGGTGCTCTTGCGGCTGACGGTGTTGCCATTGTAGGTTTTGGTGTGGGTGCTGATGCAGGCGTTGCAGTTGGTGTACTTGGTGCTTTAGGTGGAGCTTTTGCAGCAGTAGGTTTAGGAGCTGTTGCTCTTGCAGCTGCAGGTGTTGCCATTGTAGGCTTTGCTTTTTCTTTCTCTATAACCTTTTCTGATTCTTTTTCTTGTTTTTTTTCTTTGACCTTTTTCTTTTTTGGTTTTTTACCACCTAAAGCTTCGATAATTTTTTTGTTTCTGTCTTGTTCGTCTATGTAATCCCATTCATAATCGACCAGTTCCAATTCAGATTGTAATTTTTCGTATGATTGAATTTTAGATAATAGGTCATAGATTGAACCTAATACTTCCACCATCGTTTGTGATGGTGTGTTGGTAACCGAAGATTTACCAAGGCGAGAAACGCCTTTAACATTTTCAGTCGTTAAAGGTGATGCCTTTTTATCTTGTTTTTCTCCAAGTTTCATTTACTATTTTCTTTGCCGTTCTTTAATCTTTTGATTTTCTTCTTCAATATATTGAATCAACAAAGATATGTAAATATCTCTTTCCCAAGGCATCATATTTTCAAGTTCGGTCAAGCTATACTTATGGTGTTGCATTAAACTAAAATTTGTCTTATAATAGTTTTTCAAATTGTCATGACGAAATATTAACCGAAAAAATTTTCTAACCCTTCCACCTCTATCGTGTGGTGGAAGCCACACTTACCGCAAGTCATTTCAATTTTATCACTTAATTTTGGTAGATTTTGAAAGAAAAGTTCTACCTCATTAAACTGTTCTTGATTCATCGTTTCGACAAACTCAAGCATTTCACCTGGTTGTGCCTCATGGCCATAATGAAACTGTTCGCCATCATAGATATACTCAATTGATTGAGCAACCATATTAAAAGTGAGATCGTTAATATCTCTAATATTTAATGAATCTTTAACAACACCAAACTCTGGATATTTAAGTTTGATTATAATTTTATCGTTTAGTTTAATTTCAGGACTAATATTTTCTGGAAGATTAACTGTAATCTTGGTCAAATCTACATTACTCTCCATAATATTACCACACTCTTTATCTTCAACAATATTATTGCATCGATAACGAGATTCAACAATTTCACCAACTGATTTGGCTCTTAACTGTAGAAAGTAATATTCGATATCTGTAATTGGTAACTTATACACATCGATGTCTTGTGTAATTGTACAATTATTCAGAATATCAAATATACATTGATGAACAGTTTTAGAATCGTCAGATTCAATTGCCATCAACAAGTTTCTTTGTTCTTTAACTAAGAAAGGCCTAAATTTAATTGTCTTTTTTGAGACCGGTAATTCAATCTCATAATTTGGTATATCTAACTTGGGTAAAGCCATAACAACTCCTCAATAATATTAAAATATTTTATTAATAAAAGCACCTTGTGCTTGACTTATAATACCATTCACACCACCATTTAAACCACCTAAAGCAGAAGCAACAGAATTGATACCAGCATCGACCAACTCCATGCCAAGTGCTTGTAATGAATTATTTTGCCAGTAAGTATAAGCGAAAGTTACTGATATTTTGTGATAACTATCATCACCCCAATTTAAATCCATTTGATTAATAGAGATGGGATAGGCATCAATTAAATTAACAGAATAAGTTAATTCATTAGACACATTATATTGATTGATAATAATAGTGGTTGAATAATCACCTTTATATCTCATATTATTGTTATACAAAGGATTAATATAATTCATCCAAGCATCAAAGAATACTTTCTGATTCATGTCGTCATCAACAATGAATGTCAAATCCAAATCACCATATGTGTTTAGATAGGGATATTTTTCAATTGGTCCATAAGTTTTTTGCTCTGTAGTAGCAAATGTTCTACCAGGTAATTGTGCAGTTTCACAACGATATGTTAAACTCTTAGCTGATGAAACATAAGGAATGAGAGTTAATGGAACAGGAATTTGAACATCAAACCTATTGGATCGTGCTATATCTTTGTTAAAACTTGATTTGAATTCGTTTATATTACCAGCCATTCTAGTTCCTTATTTCTTCCATTGATTCTTGCCATACTTTAGCTGCCGATGCCTTTTTAAACTGCTGGAGAGGCAAGAATGCCGCAATGTCCCATTCATTGGACTGGATGGCAAGTATTTTGGACTGGATATGACCAGTCAAGTATCTTTTAAGACATGGTTTAAACGCTTTAAGGCTTTTGGACGCAATTAAAATATCGTAGGTGACTCTCAACCTTTGAATTTCTCCTGCATCGTCCATTTGTGCGAAATTCATTAGTTTACCTAAAAAGGCAATTCTATATTGAAACGGCAAATAATGTAAGTTCAAGCCTAAGAATCCGTCAGTATATCGATCCAATACCAATACCATTGGAAACCGGTCATAATAGTCCAGTTTCTCTTTAGTTTTAGGATCGTAGTAAAAACAATACATTCCACCTAATTTAAATCCGGTAGTTTGCCTGTACGATTCCCTACTAATGCCTTTAGGAATTGCGCCTGGATTTTTAATTTCGGCAATTCTATTGGCCAACCACTCTAAAGATTTCTTAGACATCATTTGAAGTTCGGATGGACGACTGTTTGCTAGTTTTGTAAGTTGAGATTCCATAAGAGTATTTAGTTAGAGTCCTAGGTGTTCTTCGGTGATAATTTTAAACTCCCAATTTCTATCTAAACAAAATTCTGTAGCGGCATTCCACTTTGCCTGGTTAACTCCATAAGTTACCACCTCATTAATGTATTGTTTGGTTACTCTTTTTTTAGGTTCCGGTGGAAGCGTTTGTTTTTTGGGTTTAATTTCTATTACAATCACTTTAATGTTATTGTTTGGTGCTTTTACTTTTACTATTATATCAGGAAAATAACGATGTATTTTATTATCAGCAGGACTAACATAATTTATGCAAAATTCTTCGCTACCCCAGCTTAATACATTTGGATTGTTATCTAACCAAGAAAAAACTTTGCACTCCCAAGAACTTCTGTAAATAATATTATTATAATCTCCTTGATATTTTTCTTTATTTTTGGGAATAAATTTTCCTTGATGATATTTGTTCATGGTTTTGTATAACCTTTATGTTTTTTTGCTAATCCTCTAGCAACACGACTCATCATAATTTCATTTAAATTGTTTTTTTTGGCAAATTCAGTCATATTTTTTATTGTTAAAATTTCGCCAGCTGGAGATTTTATTATATAAGTTTTACTATTATTTTTAGAAATTAACTTTTTTTGTTTTTCACTTATAGTTTTACCTTTTTTTGGACTAACATACCCGTTTTTGTATCGTAAATTTGCTTTTTCGCTTATTTTTTTCTTAGTTTCTTCCGACTGTTTTTTACCATACATTGGATTTAATTCACCAATTCTAGAGATTCCATACATACCATTCTTTTTTCCATAATTTGCTCTCGACATTCTATAATCATCGTCCTTTAATAAATTTAAAGTTTTTTCACTTAATATTTTTTTAGTTTCTTCTGTGTGCTTTTTACCGTAAAAAGCATTTAATTGTCCATCACAACCTGATGATCCGGTTAATTGAGTTACTTCAATAAAATCGGGGCCATCATCAATATCAAAGAATTCTTTTAATTTACGAACATCGAATTTTATTTTTTTATTTTCCATATGAATTATTTATACCATATTTTTTATAATTCATATGGATTCATCATAAATAGTAGTAGTATAATTAATTAAAGAGAAATTCAATGGCCATTATTTCTATTCCTTCTTCCATTGGTGGAGTATCTATACCCGGTGCCCTCATTAAAGGACCACTCGGCGCCTTATTTGGTAATAAGTACAATCCATCTTTTTTACAATATCCAAGAGATTTGAGTTCGTCTACCAAAGGCCATGTTGTACAATTTTCAATCAATGAGATAGAACCTATCAGTTATCAAGAAAATAATGATTATAACATTGTTGGTGCACAAAAAGGCACAGGTAATTGGGATATACTCAATACAGTATTTAATGCTGCAGCTAATGTACTTGATACAGTAAAAAGTGTTAATCTTGAACTAAAGCCAAAAAAGAAAAGAAAAATAGCTACTATTTCTTTATATATTCCAGATACCGTTAATTTTACTTATGCTTCCTCCTATGGTAAGTTAAGTTTATTAGATGTGGCAAATGAAGTTGCTGGAGGATTATCAAACAAAAAAAATCCCATACTATCAAAATTAAATGGTGTTGGTAAATTAGCTTCATTGGGTTTATCAGCAGCCGAATCAAAAACATCTAAGTTGTTGTTGGCATCACAAGGCCTTGCTATTAATCCACAAGAACAATTATTATTTGACGGTATTGATTTTAGAACCTATCAAATGGCTTTTACATTTACTCCTTATTCTAAAGAAGAAGCGGAAACAGTCAATAAAATTATTCAATTATTTAAATATCATGCTGCACCACAAATTACTACTTCCGGTGCCGGAATGTTCTTTGTTCCACCTTCAACATTTGATGTTGATTTTTTATTTAACGGTAAAAGAAATCAAAATGTAAATAAAGTTGCTGAAAGTGTAATTGAAAGTGTAGATGTTAATTATGCACCCAATGGATGGTCAGCACATGATGATGGCGCACCAATTCAAACTACATTAACACTCAACTTTAAAGAAATTGAACTCATAGACAAAACAAAAATTAAAGACGGATATTAAAAATGCAATACTTTGATTCTTTACCTAAAATGTTGTATACTGATGCTGGAGGAAACTCCAAAGTTATGACTAATATTATGGCTAGAGTTAGTATTATTCCACAGATATTAAATAATCCAGCCATTTATTATGAATATGATATACAAGAAGGTGATACACCGGAGATTATTGCTCACAAATACTATGGCGATTCATATCGTTATTGGTTGGTACTATTTGCAAATCAACTGATGGATCCACAATGGGATTGGCCATTATCAGGAAATGAATTGACTGCCTATCTTATTAAAAAGTATGGCGAAAGTTATAATACATATTCAGAAATTCATCATTATGAAAAAATATTAACACAATTTGATTATGGTACAAATACTACCACCACAAATAAAGTTACTGTAGATGAAGATACATATAACTCCATAGTACCAAAAACAAACATCTTTTCATTACCCACAGGTAATGTATCAATAGCTGTAAATAAATCTGCTGTATCTGTGTATGATTATGAATTAGATTTAAATGAACAAAAAAGAAGCATTAAAATATTAAATGCCGCTTATGTAAATCAAGTAGAAGAAGAATTTAAAAAATTAATGGTTAATTAATTATGGCTGATAATCAAGATTTAAATATTGAATCTCCTGGTGCTTATTATCCCCAAGACTTTTCGTTAAAGACACTAAACTTCTTAACGGCAAGTGGCCAACGTATTGAGATTAAAAAGTTGTTAGTCGAAATGTCTTATTTTGAGGACATCTATAGTTTTGTTACTTCTGGATATATTACATTAGTTGATGCTCAAGGCTTCATTGAATCAATGAGATTAACCGGTAACGAATTCATTGAGGTTAATTTTGGTAAAGTTAAAAATGGAAAAAACGAAAACGATCAATTGTTTAGGGTTTATAAATCTAGTGCCAGAAAACCTAGTGGTAATCAAAATAGTGAAGTTTATACATTATATTTTTGTTCTGAAGAATTATTGTTATCGGAACAAAATAAGTTAAGTAAATCATTTAAGGGTAATAAAATATCTAATATTGTTAATAATATTTTAACGGATAAATTAAAGATAAAATCTAGTAGAATTGATAAGGTAGAAGAAACTACTGGTTTATATGATTTAGTTATTCCTAATATGAAACCATTTGAAGCAATTAGTTGGGTATCAACATATGCCAGACCTGCAGCATATCCTGGTGCCGATATGTTATTCTTTGAAACTAAAAATGGATTTGCGTTTAGGTCTTTACAATCCATGTTTAAAGATCCTGTATACGCCACATACAAATATGAAGCCAAAAATATTGATGATAAAATACAAAGTTTTCAAGAAAAAACAATTACAGTATTAGACTATGAAGTTAGTAAACCATTTGATACTCTAAATGAAATAAGTTCTGGTACATTATCCAGTAGATTAATTTCTATTGACCCATTAACAAGAACATTTAAAAAAACAGATTTTGATTATGAAAAATTTAAAGCTCAGGCTAAAACACTTAACTCTAGTGGACCACAAGATACACTAAAAAATAGATTAGGCAAAAAAGAAAATGAATCTTACGAGGGTGTATTGAAAGTTGTTATAGGTAATTCCAACCAAAAACAAGTACCATACATTAAAGAAAAAGAAGCAGGTGTGGCACAAGATATTTTTATTGAAACTTATGTACCTAATAGAACTGCACAAATTTCATTGGCCAATTTTACTGTAGTCAAAGCAACAATTCCTGGTGATCCAGGTATTACTGCTGGCCGTACAATTAATTTTAATTTGATGACTTTAAAACCAGGAAAAGAAAGAGAGTTGGATAAATTTTACTCAGGTAAATATTTGGTAACGGCAGTAAGGCACATTATTCAATCTCAAGGTGTCTATCAAACTGTTTTGGAGATTGCCAAAGACAGTACACCAACAGCATACTCATCTATTAATAATAATAGCTCTGAATGGAAAGCAGCCGTAAATGAATAACTTTATAGGTAAAGATGGTTTCAATTGGTGGGTAGGTGTTGTAGAGAATCGTATGGATCCTTTACAGTTAGGCCGTTGTCAAGTTCGTATTTTTGGCCATCACACAGAAAATAAACAATTATTACCTACAGCTGATTTACCGTGGGCTCAAGCATCTTTACCAACAAATTCTTCACAATTATTTTCCGCACCCAAAGAAGGTGAATATGTAACTGGATTTTTTGCTGACGGTGAGGCCGCTCAAACT